ATGACGCTGATCGCGTTCGATGTACATTGAGTCTAATTCTTCTAATAAACTGCGAGTCTTTTTTTGCATTTTAGTCCAGGACCTTTTTATTATTTATTGGATTTTGTTCTATATAATAATTACCGTTACACAGCATACAATTAAATACTGGCTATGAATGACTATTTCTGCGTTTTGCCATTTTTTTCCTATGAAAATCGACAAGGTTACCGCGACAATATACACTGTTGCCGACTGAGTCCGGGCGCCAATATAGCCGATGTACGCAACAGCATTAAAAATCAACAAAGATCACCCCACTGTGCTACCTGTTGGAATCTTGAAGATAGAGGCCTGCCCAGTGAGCGACAAATTCATAACCGCACATTTGACCACTACACCAATCGCGATCTAGAGCTGATCGAGCAGGATGCTGTTGCCAATGGCTTTGCCACAAAAATAGTCAAACTCAATACTTCAAACTTGTGCAACGGTACCTGTATAACTTGTGGACCCGATTCCAGCACAGCCTGGGCCAGCTTGAAAAAAATACCCATCAACTATCAGACCATGGATACCGAAACTTTGGACTTGGATCTGGATTTTGAACACATTGTACAATTGAGTTTTATAGGTGGCGAACCCTTGTTGGAACGACAAAACTTTGCTGTACTAGAACGCCTGATAGCCCTGGGCAATACCGACTGTTTTATTTCCATGGTCACCAATGGCAGTGTAGAACTAAACTCTCGACAACTGAACATTTTATCTCAATTTAAAAATCTCAACTTGTGCATAAGCATCGATGGCACGGGTCCACAGTTTGATTACATACGCTGGCCATTAAAATGGTCTCAGCTAGAACACAATTTAAAACAGTTCAAAACAATTGCCCAACATGTAAGTGTCAGTTGCATGATCAGCAATCTCAACATACTACATTATACTGAACTTGTAGAGTTTTTTCAACTGCACAGCATTCCATACCTGTGCAAACAGATTGAATCTCCTGAGTGTTTTGCACCCGGTAACCTACCCGATGAATTCAAACAACAGGTATTAGAACGCAATCACAAATACCACAACGAAGTTCGGGCATTCCTTGAACTGGGCGCCAACAATTTAATGGCAGAATTTTGGAAAGAAATTGATCGTCAAGATCAACTAAAAGGCATTACGATTCAAGACTACCTGCCTGAGCTGGCGGCTATAAGAACCTAGCATAGTAACTGGCCACTTCGGGGAATGTGTGTGCAAAGGATTCGCCACGATAAGTGTCAAACTGCTGTATTTCTTTGATCATTGTTTTAATTTTGTCAGCAGACTCTGACCACCCAGCAGGTATCAAGTTGCCGTGTGGCGTTGTTTGCATGGCATCCACATATTCTTGTGAACAGTGCTCTAACGAAAATACGCCTGTGGCCAAATGTTGTGTATGATTTATAACATCGCCCTCACGGTTGGCAGTAAAGTTTTCTTTGATCCATGTACCCAATCGATCAACGTAGGGCAAATTGAAAATGCTGATGGTTTCTTCCACCACAAACATCACATTGCTGGGCAAGGTGTTTTTAAGATCAATCAAATTGTCAGTCACCTGTTGCCATGTAGCTGGCCAACGAAGATATTCAAACTGTTCTGAAACTCCGTCTAGGCTTACATGCAGTTTTACTAAATGAAATTTTTCAATCACTGCATGTTTGGCCGGGGAGATTGTTTGTGTGCCATTGGTCTGAAAACACAAGGTCAATCGTTCTTTGGCGTTGGGCACATTGTCACCTAGCCAGTCGGCCACAGCCCAGTACTCGTTGCCCAGCAATGTTTCGCCGCCACAGAATACCAACTGACGCAAGTTTGACAAGTCCAGTTGTTTAAGAGCATCAATCACTTGTTCTTTGGATCTGGGTGCAGTGATTGGTTCCACCCATAGTTTGTGTTGTTTGAGATGTTTTTGCCAAAACGTGCTGGAACCAGGACCGCAGGTTCTACAAGCCAAATTACAACTGATATCAAACATCAAGTCAATTCGAACCGGGCCACTGAGATCTGTTTGACCTTGGATTTCAAGGCCATTGTTCATGCCTTGTCTAAAACTGTAAGAATTAGCCTGTTCCAATTGTGAACAGTTGGCACAGCCCGGATGCCATTGATTGGTTTTGTTGTACTCACGCAACTCTACAAAGCCTGGATCGTTCCAAAAATTTGTGGTGGCATCAATAGGAAACATCAACGGCCTTAGGCAACAGTGTTGAGCCAAGGTTTCTTGGGACTTGAAACTCATTGCAAGTCCGCCATGTATCATTGCGCAGTAAAGATTTTTCATTAGGTTGTTTTGATTTGACCCAGCAACTGTTTGAGTTTGGCACTTTGTACATCCGCAGTAATTTTGCCAATTTCGCCAGTGCCGGCATCTACAGTTTCGTTACTGATCATTGTGCTTTTGGCTTTGATTGAATCTAGTAAATTGCCCTTGGCAAAACTATTAACAGGACCTGCTTCTTCACCTGGATCTGTAATACGCATGGTTTCAATGTTGTAGTCCAAGTCAATCTTCATACCAACACCGGTGCTGCTACGCGACTTCATACATTGTATTTGGTACTTGCCACGTTCACGCATGGCTCTGCTGGTAAAAATACCAAACACGTTGTCTGCTGTATTGATCTTACTGATACCACCCGATATATGACTGTGGTCAAATTCAATTTCTTCCACAGCCGATCGATTCAACTGCGATGCTGTAACAAACAACACATTGAGTTCTTTGGCCAAGTTACGCAATTCTTCACTCACATACTTGTCTTTGACAAACAAGTCATTGGGACTAACCTTGGCACTGACTGGCATCAACAAGTCCAAGTAATCACACATGATAAAGTCTACTTTGATTCCGGTCTGTACCTGTACTTCTTTGATGTAACTGCGAATGTCATTGATGTTGCTCTGTGCTGGCAGTGCCTTGATTCTATACTGTCCAGCTTTTTTGCTCACCAACTTGACTTTAAGTTCAGTCTGATCAATGTCTTTACGGATCTCTTTAGTGCTCATTCCGGCCAACATGGCATCTGTTCTTAGGGCACACAGTTCTTCACTCAATTCTAAACTGACATACACACCCGATAGTCCGGCCTGTAACCAGCTGAGTGCTATGTTCATCATGACCAAACTTTTACCTGACCCAGATCCACCTGCAAAAATGTTCAGCTCACCACGACTGAATCCGCCATACAAGATCTTGTCCATCTGTGGCCAACCTGTTGACACTTGTCCACCCGAATTAAAATACTTGTTGATACGAGCATTAGGATCAGCAAAGTAATCTGTGCCCATGTCTTTGGTAAGTGATATCTGTACTGCATCTTTGATTAGTTTTTCTACCGGATCATACTCGCCCTTTTCTAGCAAGTCTGCTGATTTAAGAATTGCACGTTCAAGTTCTTGACGACGAGTAAAGCCTTCAAACTCATCCATGAACCACTCAAAGTGTCCTTCATTCAAATCTGGAATATGGTTGAGTCGCACACCTGTGCTGGCACTGATCTGTTCGGTGGTGGGCAGTGTCTTGTGTTGATCACTGTGTTTAGCAATAAACTCAGCCGCTGGACGCAAACTTCTATCAAAGTTTTCTGGATTGTAAATGTTCTGCACACGCACATACGATTCGGCGTCTTGCAACATCATTTCTAAGAATAGTTTTTGGACATCAAGCCCGTAGTCTTTTAACAAGTTAGTTCCTTTTGTATTTCTGGTGACAATGCAGTGTGCCAATCAATCTTTCTCAACTCACTGAGACGATCTAAATAATCAACCCAACGGTTGTCTGGTTGATTGTTTTGTTTTATATAGTCAATTATGGTATTCACTCCAGGATAATCACTTAGTGAGTATAACATATCTACCGCAGACAATGCTTGATTTTTGGTAAGATGCCGTAGGTCCAACACTGTTCCGCCGTAGGAACTGGGATCAATACGACGAACAAATATTTGGCTAGGATCACCTTGGCTGCCCGACTGGCAATGGGTTTCCCACCATTGAAAGAATTCTGGCAAGTTAAAAATGTTGTGTATGCCCACAATGGCATTTACTTCTATCAGGATACAGGTGTCTTTTAATGATCTAAAATACTGTATGTTGTTTTGCACTTCACTCCACACCGCAGGAAATCTTGTGAATTCAAACGTGGAGCCAACGCCATCCAGGCTAAAGAATAAACGCACAAAACGACATCGTTTCCAAAGTGACAATGTTTCTTCATCTGGCACGACTGTTCCGTTGGTATTGTACGACACCACAAGATTTGGCAGTACTCCCAAGCTGTCCAGGTGCTGTAGTATTTTTTTATTGTCTCTGTTCAACAATGGTTCGCCGCCGGTAAAATGCAACTTCTCAACATGTTTGAGATCCAGGTGTTGCCATACCGATTCAGGATTTTTCTTCAATGTTATCTGCGGAGCATCGGGCTCAAACAACTGATACTCGCCGTTCCATGAGCTACTGAATCTGGAACTACAGCTAATACATTTTAGATTGCACAGCAATGACTGTTCGAGATGAAGACTGCGTAGCACTTTTGATTCTGTGTCTGCCGACAGTAACGTGTTCCATTCTACCAATGACCGTTCTCGTTCATTGGCTATATGCCCGGGTACACCGCAGTGTGGCGAACAAGATTTGGGTATGGCTGTTGTGCTTTCTTTGCGAATATTTTCCAGATACTCGTGATCAAATGTAATTGTTTCTGCTGTGGACTTGCTTTGCCAGCAACACATGGAAATCTGAGTTTTTTCAGAAGGGACTGCTCCTATAAACAAACCTTGATTATAGTAAGGACAATGGCGATCAGACTTTTCTATCAAACCAGTTCCTTGGCGGCGTTGATACGCATGATGCATTCGTTGGCGTACAATGTTTGTACTTGATCGTTGCTGACATGATAAGTTGGCGTAGACTCCGACCCATGATACCAAAGATTGGTTCGTAGTTCATGATCTGTGTAATCTTTTATAAAATTGTACAGATAATTGGCATTGATCAACGCTGGATAATCTTGCTGATACTCAAACCCACCCAGACTAAACGCAAATGGAATGTTGTGCTGGCGCAGTGTCTGTAGGCAAAACGAAATATAAAAATAATTTTTAAGTTTTTCAAAATTCTCAGAACATTTTCCTGCCATCCATTTTTCTATTACTGCATCTTTTACATACATGTTGGTGGTATAGCGACTCTGCTGATATGCTGACAGGCCTTGCACTGTGAGATCAGTTGGCAGTATGTTGAGATCCTTGTCAAGCTCATAACGGTTTTCATTGGTAAATGCTACAATTACAAAATCAGGATTTAAATTCAACCCTTGTAACAATTGCAGAGTTATCATGGCATTGCTACATCCACCATGTGCTAGATTACACAGTTCAAAGTCTGGAGAGAAATCTAAAATTTTCTCAGTCCAATGCAGTCCTGGAAAGTTTGGATCAGTAGCACTGAAACTGTCACCGCACACTAGTATTTTCATTTTTTATTCAGTTGTTTGACCAACTGTTTCTTTCTTATTTCTATCTTGATCTTGCTGGTTTCTCGTGCCTGCATTATGCTCAGCAACGCGGGCAATCGGCCCATCTGGACCACAGCATCGTTGACATCTTTGACGCCCACAGGCCACACAGGCATGCTCACTGCCCACCCTAGTTCTACAGCACGGTCCACTAGCTTCATACCAGCTTCGTCTTGGTCTGGCACAACCACAACATCACGTCCTAGACTGCGTATCAGTCTGACCTGTGCGTCATTGATCTCTGCGTGTAACACGGCCAGGCCGTTGATGCTGAGTGCATCAAACACTCCTTCAACCACAATCACTGATTGCCACGTGCTTTTTTGTAAGTCTGTTCCAAACACATACCCGTGTTGTATGTCCTGGATATATCTAGGAGTGCGGTCGTCTAAGAACCTAGTGGTATGTCCTACCACTTGATTGTCAAACGTAAACGGAATCACAACGCCCGGACGTGGCATGGTCTTGTACAGGAATGGATAGTCCAGTGGTATGCGTCTACGTGTTAGATATGCAGTGGCTTCATCATTGAGTGGCTGTGTCGTTGCTGGCAAATCTCTGTCTTCAAATTCAATTGATTGTAGGTGTTGCATTACTTCTTGACGCTCACCCAACAGACCTTCTATGCTTTTGTGTTTTAGGCTTTCAAGATTTATACGTTCAATTTCTTCTTGTGGCACATTCATCCACTGTAACAGTTTGCGAGCTTTGAATGTTAGGTTGCGACCTATTACAAAACTGGCCGTATAGCCACAATTAAAACAGTGGTAACTCCAACCTTGATCCGACGACTTCATTCCGCCGCGTTGTCTGCGGTCACGGCTTTCACCATTGTGTTCGCAACAAGGAGCATTGAAACTGATCCAACCCGAACTGGTTTGTTTGCGTTTGCCCGGAAGAAAAGAAGTCACATCAATCATACTACTATTATAGCAGATTTATTGGCAAACTGCAAGAGTATTTGGTTTATCTATACAACAGATCTACTACATAACCTGTGCTGAGTATGATTGCGGCGCCGGTCTGGTTGGGATTGTTTGGATACACACCTGCGCCCATACCTGCATTGGGCAAGTACCAATAACCCGAACCACCGTTGGTAACATTGATGCCAACCACTGATCCGTACCCGATACCTGCTTGCGGATGTCCAATTGGATAGGTGTCACTCATTACAGCTTCGGCTGTTGCACCAGCTCCGTCACCAATGAAGTTGACCCGCGGTGGAGCCAAATAACCAGTGCCGCCTTGGAAAACACTGGCACTGGCCACTACACCATCTTCGGTAGTGGCATAGGCCAAGGCCGGAGTTCCGGGCTGAGTTGGCACAGCAAATATACTGTTGTTGAAAGCCAATCTAAGTAACGGATGCCAACCTATGATATTCATATAAATGGTGCGAGTTTCATTGTAGTAAGTGGTTGACTCAGATACATTGTACCAAATGCTTTCGTAGTTCGGCGCAGCCTGAGCTTTGATTGTGCCGGTATATCCTACCAAGGTCATTTGTATAGTTGTAACAGCATTAACGGGTTCAATAAAACTGCTGTAAAATTCTGTATTTGCAAAACTGTTCCAGTAGTTGCCACCGTTGGGATTGCCAGACCAGTAAGTGCCGGGACTGTAACTGCCCCAGGCTGTGCCATCTAAACTGGCCTGGGCACTGAGTTTGATAGTGGGTATTGTGAGTGGTGCGCTCGGAACATGCTGTGGCAACACGCTGTCAACAATGTTGCAAGGAGCTCTGGCGCCGGCTTGAGCATTGGTAAACACTGCTTCGGTCAAGTTACCACTGGTGCGTTGAATACTGTAGTTGGCCGGTTGCGCCAACACTTCCAACAAATCTGCACTTGACAGGGTAACTTTGGCACGCCCAGTGGGTGCATTCAATATAACCAATGGCTTTTCAA